GAGCAGACGTAATTGTAACAATACCTACCGAACCTAGAGACGTGATACCAGCAGTCGCTATACCAGTGCCTGGCACGGTTACAGTGGGTATTCCGATGTATCCACTGCCAGGATTGATTAAAAGAATTTTGTCAATAGATTTAGCAGTTCCGATGCCAGAACGAGATGTCATGATTGCAACAGCAGTTGCATCTACGCCAGGTGATGTACTGATTGAAACAGTGGGTGCGGTGAGATATCCATAACCATCATTCTGAACAAATATTTGTTGAACTGCACCAAAGTTAAGAGTTGTATTTGCAGTCGCAGTAACACCGATACCAGATAGTATAAGTCTTGCAGCATACCCATCTGTTTGAACAACCTTATCAATTTTCTCAACGTTTGTATCAATAACTTCATCCTCATACTCAAAGACTTCACATGTAAGTTGATATGTATAATTCTTTCTTAATTGATAGTTTGGTTTTTCAAATTCAACATATTTAATCTCAAATAATTTACTTCCTAAAGGAGAGAATAATAAATCCCCTTCTCTTGGGCGATTTGATATTTCATAATCATCTTCTTGTTTTTCTAAAAATGGAGAAACTGATTCTTCAAATCTCTCTCTTGAAATAACAAATGTTGCCTCAGTTGTAACACGAACACCAAATTTTGAAAGTATGTCTCCTTGTCCAGCATATCCATCAACATTCATCAAGTATGCCTCAAGAGGAAAAGCCTGATCAAACCTTGATTCAGTTATCTCTCTCATGATGGTTCTCGATGTCATCAATTTGCGAGGTATATAATGACACTCAAGGCCATACGTCCTTAATTGTTCATTAATTAAGTCCTGTACTAAACCTTGTTCTCCCTGAGAACCTTGTAGAAAAAAAGGATTTAACATTATCCAATCATGTCAAGTGGTGGCATTTCGTAATCACTTGACATCTTAGCTCTAATTTCATCTAGTTCTCTGACACCATCATCATATATCTGACGACCATTTAACTGAATACCGCCAGGCAATTGAACACCTTGAAACTTAATCAAATTCATACCCCACTGTTTCTTACACAATGCAGTAAAATATCTTTTTAAGAATGGATCATTATAGACTCTTGTAAAATCATCTGGATCTAAGATGCGGAAACAATCAATCACAAAGTAGTCATCTACGTTTACTGCAGCTGCCCAATCAACGTCAATATAAAGACGATCTTGACGAATATTAAATCTATATCTTACATTTGGATTTAATAAGAAAGTGATGTCTTCTAATTTAGTTTGAACCATTGAATATTGAAGAAGATCAATAGATCCAAAGGCATATAAATCATTTAAAAATAATTGATATCGTATGTTAAACAAACCATCATAAACTGTATCTGATCTGACCTTAAATATATTATTAACTCCTATCACGGATGGAGGCATTTGTATATAATTATTATTTTCTTCTAAATCAAAAGTTGTTGACAAACCAACTGTTGATGTCGTTGTGGTTGTTGATATTCCTAAAGTTGAATCTCCCCCTCTCGCTTGTCCTCTATCAATATCATCCTGTGTAATTTTGTACTTCAAATACATCCTTGCGATACCATCATAATGTCTCTCTTGATATATCTGAATAGCATCGTCTAATAGATCTTGAAACTGTTCATCTGCAACGTTGATTTCTAAGACAGGAAAACCCAACTGTCTTTTTGCGTAATCTATTAAACTTTCTCTGGAACTTGGTTGAGCCATTCTTCACCTCTAAGTTGAAATACCTGTTCTGACAAGCACATTACCCTCTATAACTTTAAAGAAAGTAGAACCAGAACTTACATTGATATCATATAGATATCTACCTTCAGCTAAACTTCTGGTAACGGTTGAACCCATAGATAGAGTTATTTTTCCATCTGTGTCTCCAAGTGATACACCAAAAGTATTTGCAGTTCCAATCGCAGATTTTTTCATATTGCTTCTTCCAGTATAGTTAGTAAAATCTATACTTGAACCAGCAGAAGTTCTAATCGTGAAAGTGGTGTTAAAATCAGCACCAGAGAACATGGTTAGATTCACACCCATTGGAACACCCACGTCTGGGTCAAAAGTGATTATCTGTTGTGCCATTTTTCTAATTATTTAGTTTTTGAACAAGAGTAGATAAAAGACCTTTAATTTCTCCTAATTCACCTTTTACATTATCAATATCCTCTTTCATTTTATTCAACTCTAGATTTTTATTTTCTGCATCCTTCTTACGTTGCATATACGCAAGGTATGCTTTTTTATCTCTATTGATAATTGCTGCGGATTCTGAATCACGATATAATCCAGATCTCCCTTCAACTGGAGTGTAATTTTTCATTATGCAACTGCGATAGCTCTAAGTTCTTTAATAAGTGGTGGTTTTGCTTGATCAGTTCCAACCATATCAATTTTAATTTGAAACTTAGTGAACGGTGGTAATTCTCTTGAACTGAAACTATAATCCTTAAATTCAGCACCAACTGAAGAAGTTATTTGATCATCTGGTCTTCCACTGTTGTTAGAGACGTTAATAACTTTACCATTTTGATCAATATTATCAAAGCCTGGGAATAATTCAAAATCTACATCCATGCTATTTTCACTTGAACCCTCTGCAATAGTCTTAAAGAATACACGAATATCAGCACTAGATCTTCGATATGCAGCAAACTCTACTTTAAGATCAGTTGCTGGATTATCTAATTGAACTAAATTAGAAACGTATGTTGAAGAACAAGGATCTTGTCCTGTTTGATTTACACGATTATCGGTTGCAAAATTTGATACGGGACTATTAAGACGATTTGTGGTTAGAACAGTGCTAACTCTGTCTAAATCAACAACAGGAGAAACATTCGGACTATCACTGGTTAATAAAACTTCAAATGTTAATGATTTATTTCCTGGCAAATCAGACAACTGACGATCTTCATTAACTTTAGATGCAACCATTCTTGGAGTTTCAAAGTGATTTTGAGCATTGAGTCCAATGGCTTCAAATCCTTGATCTGCAAATGATGATTCTGAACCATCAATACTTGTTGCAGATATAGTTCTAATACGACCACCAACTGATGTGCCTGGTGGTGTCATAGTTGTAACGTTTGGTGTGATGGTTTCAAATTGTATGTTTTGAGTTGCATTTACTTGTGTTCCACCACCACGTTTTGTGGATGAGAAGAAACGATCAGGCATAGATCCTCCACTTCTATCTGTACCATCACTATTCATATCAACTTTGATATGATAGAAGTCTAGATCTTTATTATTAGGAACAGTCGCAGCTGGACTATTCATATCGTGAGTTTTATTAATTCTTCGTAAAGAAACACCAGAAAATTCATATTTTTTAATTATAGCTCCTGATGAATGACTTGATTGAATAGTGTTATCAATACCTCTAGTTGTAACACCAGTAATAGAACCGTTTGCAACACCAGTGTAAGATAAAATCTCATCTCCAATAATCGCATATCCATAATTTGTTGTTCCAACTCCTACTCCTTCAAATGTGGCAAAGTTAGATGATGAAACGACTGATATGTCAGATGTTGCGTCATTATCATAGTCAGCAGTTAATTTAGTCTCAGGGACATCTGATTGAACATGAGTTATCTTAACTAGATTGTTAAATGCATGTAATCCATGAGCTCTGTGATTTACTTTAAAGTGTAATCCATCATTTGTTGAATCAACATCAAAGGAACTGATTGTTACAGCACTTCCCACGTTTCCTCCATCAGATGCACCCTCACCAGTTGTTCCATCTAATCCACGAACAGCAGATCCATTATTGAATCCAATTGTTCCAACTCCTGTGACAAATGATCCTTGAATATTATCAATAATAATAGTGTTAGTTGCGGTGATAACTCCAACTGAAATTACCGCACCACTGCCAGCACTTGCATTTCCAGTTCCTAAAGTTCCAATGCCAAGGGTGTCTCCTACCGCATAATTCTTTCCGCCATTTGTAAACGTAACAACACCAATTTCACCGTTAGTAACAGTTACATTACCAATAGCTCCACTTCCATCACCAGTTAGAGTAACCATTGGAATATCTGGGTATGTCTTGTTGATAGCACCAGCAGTATCATAGCCAGAGCCAGGATTAACGATTGTGATATCTTTACCATCATTAATTGTTGCGATACCAGCAGTTGCAACTAGATTTGCAGATGCGTTTAGATTTCCAAACTGCGTAATTTTAACGCCAGGAGCCAATCCAGTTGCAAGAGGTGATGTTGCACCACCAGCTATGGTTGTTCCTAATCCTACAACCGCCTTCTTAGATAAAGAAGTGATTGGATTAGGTGGTAAAATTGGAACCTCATCATTACCAGTCGATAACTCTGAGTTGAAAAATCTACCCACAGATGGTTCTGTATTGAACACAGCTCTTCTAATTGTAAACTTCATATCCTCATACTGACTAGGATCCCATGTAGTACCATTTTGTGATTTAAATAATGATCCTAAGTATGGTTGTTGACTGATTAATACCTGTTGTTCATCTGGTAGATTTGCAGTTGATATGTCAACCTCTCCCATTCTTGATATCCAACAGTTATAGTTTTCCGCTGGAGTTACAAGAACCAAAGCATATTCCTGTTCACCTGTTAGGTAAATTGGTGATTCAAAAGTAAATGTTGTTGGAATTGATGCGTCTTCAGATACATTAACTTCACTCGGATCTAAAGTTACAACACTAAATGGCAAAATCTTAGATGTTGGTAAACCAGTTTCAACTGTTCTAACTTGTAATGTAAGAGGCAACTCTTCATCTTTAGTTTGCATGAATACGTCAACAGATGTTATGAATATACCAGTGGTTTCATCAACACGGAATGTTTGTGCGAGAGGGTCATAATATTGAACACCTGTGACCGCAGTTGATTGTCCAGCAGGGCCTTCAATTTTTTTTGAAATTCTATCATTTAAAATTCTTTGTTCTTCGACACTTAATCTTTCAATATTTGGAGTCTTAATACTTAATACTTGTTCTTGAACTGTATCTAATTCACCTAATGATTTGAAGTTTGCTTCAGCAGAACCAGTGACTGTTCCAGCGACTGTGGAGTTTACTGGACTTGTAGTTAGACGAAGAGTTTTTGTACCAGTTTCAAATCTTGGATTTGCATCTATGTTTGGATCTGGTATTTCAAAACAACACTTCATGAATCCCAACGTATCAGATATAAGTCTAACATCTGTTATTGTTGCTTCTGCACGACTTCTATTACCAATAAGTTTTAGACCTTTAAAAGCGTGTCCATAATAAGCACCTTGAACTTGTTGTGCAAGACTAAATGTATCTACGTTTAAAATTGTAGAAGATGTTGAATAAACGGTTGAAATTCCAGCTGCATTATCATATGGATTTAAAGTAATAACTTTTGTTGGTGCGTTATATGGGCCTTCCTTATGATTTGGTGTTGCGAGTCTAAATTGTAATTTAGCCTCACCTTCATTATCAGCAATAAAAAACTCTTCTCTAGATGTAATTGTTTCTCCAACTTGGAAAACACCACTAGTCATATTAACTTCAAGTAATTTTGGTGTAGTAAATGAGGTTACATCAACGTTGTCAAAGTAAACATAGAAACGAGTTCTAGGTTTCATTCGTTGAGTTGTTATTTGAATATTTCTCTTTCTCATGAAAGGAATGATATCACGACTTAGTGTTCTATCTCCAAGAGATTGATTATTAATTGTTGGAGTAACTTGGAATTGAATACCTTCCCTTGACTGTTCAGTTGTTGT